AAAATCCCTCTTGTTTCCCTCCCCCTCCTATTTCTTCCCGAATTCCTCCTATTTCTTCCCGAATTAACTTTTATCAAGCTCATACTTTTGTATGAGTTCTAAAGGGATTGAATTGATATTTGTTTTTTTTTGAAGGATTACCATACTATTCGAAATGGATTTATCTATAATGTTGTAATATTCAAGAACTATTCCATAAATATTTTTCCTAGGAATAAAATCATCAAATGCAATAAGACATGTATCGCTTATTAAATCAAAACACTTTAAACAGCAAGCTACTCTAAAACGACCATCAATTAGTATAAAATCAATTTGTTTTATTTCTTCATTAGTAAGATTACTAAGTTGATTACTGTAAGAAATACATTGTTCATTCCTTACATTATGAGAGGGTTGACCCCATTTTGCGAATTGAGTATTCGTTTCAACATATAACCATACTAATTCGACCGTTTTATTCTTATCTCTGATTCTTTTATCTAAAATTTCTAAAAATTTTTTGTCGTTTTCAACTGAATATATTTTATTTATATTTCCTTTTGTACTTGCAAAATATGTAGAACCGCCAGATCCATATTCAAAGTATGTAGATGCCTTTTCTAAATATTTATAAAATAGTTTTCTATCTTCATTGGGCATATGTGGATAGTTTGCATATGGTCCTTTACCCATAATAATATTAGAAGCATTATATAATAACTTAAAAAATCTCAAAGAGATTGTGATATTAGAAACATAAACAATATGAGAATAAATAAACACAACATGTGTTTCGTTTTAAAATTGTGAATACAATTAGAAGAACGGCAATGAAAATGTAGCAAAAAAGCGATCAATATCCAAAACAAAATCGTTAATGCTAATTTTTTATATATTATATACATCTCCTTTTTTTCAAAATCCTTAAAATTTTCTTGTATTGGAGTTAATTTTTTTTGGAAATTGAGTTTATAGTCAGGTACACAAATATCTATCTTTCGTGTATAATGGGTTGGATTCTTACCAGTATTTAATTGTACCACTTCAAAGTTTTTTTTAGAACAACGTTCATTAACATGTTGACCTGTTCCAGCAATACCTTTCAAAATTTCTACAGGTTCAAATGAACTCATATCACCAATTATACTTGGAATAAGACCCTCATGACCTTTTTTCTTATCAGGTAAGTTGTCTACTATAATATTTCGAGGTTGACCTACACACTCTTTTGTACTTTCTGGACCACATATTCCACTTGTAAAATATGATTTCTCACCAATTTTTAAAGATTTTGTCTTTTTGTTTTTTGGACATTTTTCCGTACCAGTAATTAAGACCCCTCCAACACGAGAAATATTGTCATCTATAAAATACATAGCATCAAAAAATCCCATTTTTTTTGGTGGCTTTATAAGACCGGGTACCATTTCAGTATATTTGTATACCGGATCACCATTATCATCCAGATCTGGAAGCATAACTACTGGTTCTGATATGTTCTTGTTCCTGTTCCTGTTCCTGTTCCTGTTTATGTCAGATTCAATAGGTTTATTTTCAGTTGCGTGAGGTATTGTGGTCATGTGAGTTAAACGATAACTTTGTTCTTGATTTGCTTGATCATCCATTATAATATTTATCAAAAAAAAAGTCTATTACTATATATTAATATGTTCCGTACACTTGCCTTAGCACTTTTACTTGCTGGAGTAGTATTTATAACAATTGGTTACACAAAAATGTCATTTAAATGCCCTGAAAAGATACAATATCGTTATATACCTCGAAAAATTTATGAAGAACAATTATACGATCAGGATATAATGGGTCAATTCCAATCAATGTTTAATAATAAAGATCCTTATCTAAGATAAATCAATATTTGGAAAACAAACAAGCATTGTATGAGAACTATACTGATTGTCTTTTGATACATATTTTGGAGAATTTGTTGTCAAAACTTCTTTATACTCATCCGATGTATTGGATGATAGATAATTTATAGCAGATTCGCTAAATGAGTTAAAATCTCTATATGTTTTTCCAGAAGCTCCAATATTTGATAATAAATTAGAAGTAATAAATCTTCCAGTTTTTTTGTAAAAGATTTTACATTCATTTGGATATTTGTTTTTCCATGATTTAATGTTTTTATTTGATACAACACTATCATTTATTGAGCGAAATCCTCCATTACTACCTATACTATGCAAATGTTCTGTAATAAAATCATGTTGATAACTTGCTACCAAAATACCCGAAAACCAGACACGTATGCCGCCAATATTAATATCATCAGTTGTTTGAGGATATAATTCAATAATCATACTGGAATCATTTGAATATTGTTTAAAAGCTTTCTTGCTAACTCGAATCTCCATTGCTCTATCCGTACCATGTTCAATAGTATATTCATCTCTATTTTCATCTATTAGAACAGTATGTGATTGAACATTACCGTTTCCAATATATACATTCAAACCTTCCGAATCTGTTTCTATATATATACCTTCATTAGAATCACCTACCTCCATTAAAAGACCCTCATTTGGATATGTATCTTCTATAGCTTCGGGTGTAGGTTCTGGTTTAGCTTCAGGTGTAGGTTCTGGTGTAGGTTCAGGTGTAGGTTCTGGTTTAGCTTCAGGTGTAGGTTCTGGTTTAGCTTCTGGTGTAGGTTGTGGCGTAGGTTGTGGTGTAGGTTGTGGCGTAGGTTGTGGTGTAGGTTGTGGCGTAGGTTGTGGCGTAGGTTGTGGTGTATCTTGATTTGGATTAATTTGATTTAGTTTATAAAATTTCCCAATAAGAAAGGTACTATCAAATGTAGCGTTTTTAAATAGTTTTCTACGTGCATCTGGGTCTAAAGATTCAAACAATTCAGCCTTTTTTTTAATAAGATATTCAGCCATAGTATATACTTAATTTAATATTATTATAAATGTTATGAGCGCGAATGTATAAAGTCTAAATACCATCTTCCGTCATCGAAATTTTTTAATTGTGATATATCTAAATATATGCCTATATTATCTGTAAATTCTTGTAAATCTTTCTTAAATATACCGAGATCCATTTTAATTTGAATACATGGATTTTGAATAATATGGGTTAACCGAAGTATATTTTGAGATTCAATATCAAGGAATACAAAAATATATGGATAATCTGCTTCTGCCAAATTTGCGATTTTAGGATTTGTATTAGGAATCCATCCAAGATACAAACATTTGTCATCACGTAGTTTAGCATATTTAAGCGCTTTATGTAAGTTACGATTAGAAGATACCCAATAATTTCTGTCTTGTGACCCATATTCATATTTACGTATTTTATCACTTGTATAATCGATACTTGGTCGAAATTTATTAACTAATTGTCTAGAAGTGTATCGGAAGAATATTTCTCCAAAAGAATTACAGGTGGTTATGATATTTATAGCAGTGAGTAATAAAAAACATTTCATGTGTGTTAATACCCTTAATGATAGATAAGAATTATTTATTAAAAACGTGGGCATCACATGCTATTGTTTACAAATGGTTACATGATCGTTCTGCGAAATCTCTATTTAGAAAGAAGTTATTTATATCAGTTCCATTATTAATTCTAAATACAGTGGGTGGAGTTTTGGTATATAAGGCTGATAGTTTTATGACGACTGATAAAAGATTATTAATTTTTGAGTGTACGGTTGGAACAATTAATATGTTATGTGTATTGTTGAGTGGATTAAAGGATTATTTTGGTTTTGGAGAGAAAAGTGAACTTCATGTACAGTATTTTCAAAATTGGGCTAAGTTCAAAAATGAAATATATGTAGAGCTGTCTATACCAAGTATGAAAGATACCGAATTTTTAACTCAAATGAAGGTTCGATATGTAGATTTGATAAGTTATGGACCAAGTATTCCAAATGAAATAATAGATATTTATGTAAAAAAATTTGGAAAGGACATAGAAAATAGTCAATTACCTTTACCGGATATAATTTATGGCGGTGGTTTAAAGATAATTAATGAGAAACATTGTATTGATTTAGACGAAGTATCTGATACAGTATAATTCATCTTTTCGTTTTCGTTTTTGTTTTTCTTGGCTTCTTTGAAAGTTTAACAACTGCATCATCAATACTAATTGATTTTAGTAGATGTTTATCAACTTCCTTGTCCAGTTCTGCCAAGTCTTTTAACCACATATCTTCAATGGTTTGTTTAAGAACTGAATCATATTCGTTCTTTTTGTCATCAAATGATTTCTTAAGCTGTTCAACCATATCTTTCGTCATCTGATAAATTGGCATACCAATAAGATAGCTATAACTGTTGTTATCATCCTTCTTAAAATCTTTTTGTTCTAACCAGTCTTGTAGTTCTGACTTAGTATGTTTACGAATATCTAAAACATCATTGATAACATACTGAATAAATCTAACTTTTTCATTGAGTATATCCATTTCGATTTTAAGACGTTTGAGTATATAATCCTTTCTGTCAACATAAATTGTCCGTCTATGAACAATGAACTCTTCAAATATATCATCTGGAGTTTTGTATTTTTTGACAGTATTCGTATAAGCAGAATACAAATGCATGTTAGAAGTAGATACTTTTGATACTAATCGAAATTTCTTTTCGATGTTATCACTAAATTCTCCTCTTCTTTGAATACTTGCAGCTGTTTTTAGCCAATTTTGTAACACATTTGGATCAACTTCTATCTCAAAATGAGCTTTCGACTCTGTACTTTGGCTTTTATAATTCTTAACACCTATAAATTCGCCGGATTTACAAGTGGATTTAAATTTAAGACCTAATTTTGCTTTTTCCCTTCTCTCCTTTGCAGATATGTTTTGTTCGGTAACAATCTCATCTAAGAATTTTTTATAATCATCAATCCAACGATTAATAGGAAGTTCGGATATGAGAATCGTCTTGTAATTGATAATTTCGTATCTACCCTTTGTAAACACTTGACCATTAACCACCTTAGTTACACCCCTAAATCCATGATAATATGGAATAAGTTCTGGTGTTTCTTTATTGGTAAGTTTATTGACCATATATTTTACAATTGTCTTTGGATTATAGGGTGGTATAGATGTACTATATCCCGTCCCAATACCTTGTGAGCCATTACATAATATGAATGGAATAATAGGAGCATAATATCTAGGCTCAACTTGAATTCCATCATCATCTAAATAATCCAATATAGGATTATCTTCTGGTAAGAAGATCTTTTGAGTAATATCCGATAGCACTGTATGTAAATAACGCGGACTACCCGCATCTTTGCCACCCAGCAAACGAGTACCAAATTGACCATTTGGTTCCAGAAGATGGATATTGTTTGAACCAGCATAGTTTTGCGCCATTGCAATGATTGCTCCATTAAGACTTTCTTCACCATGATGATAACCCGAATGTTCAGATACATAACCCGCAAGTTGAGCAACTCTAATTTCTGTCTTAAGCTTACGTTTAAAACAAGAAAACAGAATTTTTCTTTGTGATGGTTTAAATCCATCCATAATATGTGGAACTGACCGCTCTAAGTCGTAGTTCGAGAAATGAATCAGTTCCTTATTCACAAAATCGGAATAAGGAACTTGCTTTTCTTCTTCAAGTACGAGTGCCTCGTCTCTTTGCCCGAGCCATTTTTTACGATCATTGCTTCTATCCTTATTAAATGCCATATCAAGTGTATCCGTAGAGCTTGCATCCCAAATATATTCCATTTTACACATATTTTTGAAATAGCATTTGGCTTCAGCTGTTGTACTTGTACCAAGTCCTTTATAATACTTGGATTTCCACCCAAGCTTATTATAATTTGGATTCTTATTCTTCCATTCTTCGTATTTTCGAAGAGAATAGAACAAAATTTCCTTTTTCTTTTGAAGCATTTTAACAATGGGGGTTTGCATACAACACACAAATCCCTTAATCTTAAGCAATTCTGGCCAAAATGTATCTAACCAATTAATAATTAAGCCCTTAATATGACTTCCGTCTAAATCTTGGTCCGTCATAATCATAATATGACCATAACGAAGCTTTGAAACATCCTTGTATTTTGCATCTTGCTCAAGACCTAAAATTTGTTTCATATTAACCAGCTCAGCATTCTTCATTATTTTATTAATTCCTGCTTGTGTAATAGCCTCTGCCCTCGCATTAATAACTTTACCACGTAATGGGAAGACACCATATAAGTCTCTTCCCACTACACTCAGACCAGCAATAGCCATTGCTTTTGCCGAATCTCCTTCCGTTAAAATCAGTGTACATTCTTCCGAACGTTTACCACCAGCTTCATTTGCATCATCAAGTTTGGGAATACCGTAAAGACGATTTTTCTTTTTCCCATCAGTTTTCTTGATAAGTTTTGATTCTTTAAACTGATATGTTTCAAGAACTCTTTCCATCAAACCAATCTTGATTAGATTGTCAAAGAACTTCTCTGTGAACTTACAAGAAGAACCAAACTTAGAAACTTGAGTCGTTAGAAAATCCTTCGTTTGACTATCAAACGAAGGATTCACAATAATACAATTCACAAATATGAAAATATGTTCGCGGATATAACTGGTTTTTACGTTAACCTTTTCTTTTTTAAGAATGATTTCCGCAATCTTTTTGCTAATTATATTCACAATATAATCTACATGTTTTCCACCTTTTGACGTATAAATACCATTTACAAAAGATACTTGCTTAAAATCATCAGTGATTCCAATCGCAACTTCCCATCTTTTATCACCACGTTCATATACAATCTGATTCGGTTCCTCGAAATACAATTCACAAAAGTTTTTGAATCTTTTTACTGGAACATGATCGCCATTGAATGTAACGCTAAGTTTATCTCCACAACAAGCAGAAATCTCATAAGCCCTCCGTTTGAATATATCGATCATATCCTCTGTCCAACCAGAAAGTCCAAATCGTTTAAAATCTGGTAGAAAGCTTACTCGTGTAAACTCCTTCTCTTTAGATGAAACAGACTTAATAACTGGTTCATGGCGAACTTGCATGTTATTTGACCAACGCTGTGAAAAGCGCTTCTTCTCTTTCGTATCAATTGTCTCTACTTCAAACCATTGTGAGAAAATATTCGCAAGTTTTGCTCCATATCCGTTTTTACCTCCTGTAATACGCTCTTCATTTTCAGTATAATTCGTACTCGTAAGTAACTTACCAAATATCATTTCAACTGCGTAAATACCTTGTTTCGGAATAATAACAACGTCAATACCTTTGCCATCATTTTCTACAGTAACAACTCCAGTTTCTTTATCAATTGACATCGAAATATATGTAACTTTGTGCTTTGATTTTGAATCTGTACAACGAATAAATTGATCCCATGCATTAACTACTACCTCGTCTACAATTTTATACAATCCGGGGATGTGGGATAATGTTGATTGAACCATTTGATTCTTATCAACTTTCCACGACGGACCAGTAGACATCTCTACAGAACCAATATAAGTATCTGGTATCTTGTAGATATGTTCACGATGTGTATGCGACTTGTATTTAGCAATAGTTTTGTTTTTATCCATGATTAATATTATTCTCACCCTCTTATTCTTTTTGTGATATACCCCCTTTCATTTTTTTATAAAGTTAGTATAATGGATAAAGTTAGTATAATGGAAGATGATTATACTTGGAAAGACGTTAATATACCGATTCTATCACAAATATATGTAAATTTAGATCAAATCGAAGTAACTTATGAGGATAAGCCAGAATATAAATTCAAAGTATCTACATTTTGGAATGAAATAAAAAATAAAATAGATGATTCCCTTCTAAATTATTTAGAGGAAGATTATAAAAACAAATTTATAAATTGTGGAAAATTATTATTAAAAGATATTGAAAGATTCGCATTTTGTCGGAAGTTTCATTTTTTAGCGTATAATAATAAAATAATACCCATTCCAGATGATTTTTTAGAAAAAGATTATACAACGAAGTTACTGAAGGCGGGTATACAGATAATACCTGATATGTTAACAGTGAATTCTTCTAATCGTGGATACAAAGAGAACGAACCTTATTTTAATAGATTAACATTTACTAACATAGAAATAACAAAAGATGATATGATATTTAAATTCAATCATTATGCAAATATATTTGCATCTATCGATCCGAACAGTACACAATTACGTGACGTATATTTAGATGAATTCAATGATCCGTGGAAAAAAGTAGTAAATGAAACATCAATAGACTCTCTCTGCATAGTTAATATGACCTTTCCGAGTATTATACGCAAAACCGAAGACGTAATTTTTAATATGGAAAATAATAAGAAGAATGAGCTCTTATATCCCGCCGACGCGGTCACTTTCGAGCTCGCCGAAGAAGATGTCGTCGGCGGTGCCGACTCAGACGACGCTCCAGCCCCAGCACCTGCGCCCGCTGCTCCAGCGCCGGCCCAGCCTCCCACAACAACGGCAGACCTAATGCGATACGCGGTCGCCGCGCCGGCCACCGCGACGTTGTTCGTCGATCATCGGGTCCAAATAAGTATACTTTTTCCGGTTCAATTTATAATAATTGGACATCAACAAGCTGGTGAAACGCTTATGTTTTTGGGGGGTAGTGTATCTCAGACTGAAACACAAAGATTACATCCTTTTTTAATTCAGCAGCCAATACAACCGCAAGCCTCGCTCATATTCGCCGAACCCCAAATTGATAATTTAGAATTATCACGACACAGCGATCAGACATCGGCTCCAGCGCCAGCAACACCAGCAGCGCCAGCAACACCAGCAGCGCCAGCAGCGCCAGCAACACCAGCAGCGCCAGGAGCGCCAGCAGCGCCAGAAGAGGGAGATAGAGTAAATGTTGATGTGATGAACTCACCTGCTACTCCAGATGACTTAAAACGATTAAGAAAACATTTTACTATATCAGACGATAGGTCATTACGTGATGATACAACTTTGAGAGAAGTATTACCAAGTGACCTATCGCCTGCTGATAAAGCGCGTGCGGAGATAATATTAAGTGAAGGGAGAAAAGTTGGAGAAGCTACGAAACTTATTAAAATAGTAGAACAGTGTCCAGTAACTATAGAGGAGACAACAATTAAAACAGATAAGAACGGGAACGTGACTAAGATGTCCTCTGAAATTAAGGGATACCATGATGGGGAAAGTTATAAAAAAAGGAAAGTAATCAAAGTAATATTTGACCACACGAATCCTCACACTGAGTGGATTACTTTAAAAACATATTTATACAGATTATTTATAATAGACACTTTACATGATTTCTTTGATAAAGAAAATATCGAAAAAGAAGGAAGATTATCTGCGTTAGATGATAAAACTAATAAAACCGCTTTTATGAAATTCTATCAGGAATATTTGGGAAAATTCTCAAATATATTCCCAGAAATACTCCGGTATGATCTTGTAGATAGTAAGTATTATGACGTGGAAGTTAAAGACCAACACGAAACACTCAGCGACCTTTTGAAGAAAAATGTGAACTTCGAATTTTTAGAGTCTTATTTAAATATGATTTTAGAACTTGCTTATCATAAAAATTTAATGACAGATCTTGAAAAAGAAGAAGCAGATTTACATAATTTCGGAGATGTACTTAACACACTTGAAAGAGAAAAGAATAAACAACAAGTAGGAGGATATTATGCTAAAACATTAATTGTTGATGCAGATAAGAGTTCTCTTCAACATTTTAAGTTAATACATGATTATTACAATCAAGAGAAAAGAAAAAAAGAACAACAGAATTCTAAAGCGCCGGCACCAATTATATATTTGAAGACATTATCACATGAACTGGATCAGGCTACAACTCCAAAAATAGAAAAAGTTTTAAGATCAGTCGCGGAAGATTATTTCAATGAAGGTACTATTACTCATTTATCTTCTTTAAAGCTGAAAAAAAGTGCTGAATGTACAAATATGAAAGAAGAATTGACGCCGCGACAGCGTATGAGGCAGCCTGAGCTACTGGACGTCGACGAGCCGCCCGACGACGACGAGGAGCCGCTCGATGAGGATGAGGACGATGATGATGATAACGCTTTACACGGAATTCAAGTTCAGATGATTAAGCGAAAACAAGGACAAGAAGACCTAACATTTTTAGACTATCAAATTAATAGAACTTTTAAGGAAACAGATCAGAATGTAGATTTAACACATAAAGAAAAATGTCAATTTTTATTTGGTTTATTACATACTTATTCCCAGAATATATTCAATATTCGACTTAGGCATACAGTTCTTACTACTTATCCTCCGGGCTTACGGAGGAGTAGTACTCGCAATTCTGAAAACAAGTCGCATCATTGTTTTCAGAATTGGTGGAGTCACCGAATTTATACTAATCAGCTTTACGTTGATAAACCTACAACAAAAAGACCCAATAAGTCTATCTACGCATTTGTTGTAGAATGTATGCTATTTTCTAAAATGAGGATGGATGCGCCCGCCGCCACCGGCGACGGCGACGAAGACCCCTTTATGCCCGGTCGCTTTATAATTTCAATAATTAAGTTAATTTATAGTAGTGGTAATCCTGGGCACTTTGATAGATGGAGACGTGATCTAGTAGATAAAATAACGCATTATATAACAGGCTGGAATGAAGATTTCACAAGTGACAATAGAGATATTGATGAGGGACAATTGCCAGACATAGCTTCGAGGCAGATTAATGCGATAATCAGTATTGATATAAATAATGATGATTTTATTGAAAGACAAAAAAAAGAAGCCGTTGAACATCTGAGTAGAATGCTAAAAGTTATGAAAGATACAAGTTTCCAATTTGATGGACATTATAATAAATATTGTGATAGAATTAATCAACATATCGACGAGAATTTTTCAATTGTCCGTGATAATAAGTCCGAGATAAGTATAGATTTTAAAATTAATAAAATATTCAATGATGATTATGACACAGCTCCCAATAAAAATTGGTTTTTAGATATGATAGGCTCTATAAAAAATACAGCAACGAACAGAAAAGTAAGTAATGATGATGATTTGGGTACTTTTGGGGTTAGAAAGTTATGTGATTGGATGTTTAATAATTATACAGAGACTGGAACAAAAAGGGTTAAGATGACCCATTCATATGACCGTTTAGTAAAACCAGTGATTTTAAAAATGGTTATGGATTCATTCCATTATATTAACTTATTAGAGAATAAATTACAAGTTGATAATAACAATAGTGTAACTATTGGCAAAAAGGTATTGCCAATAATGTCTACTTTTGATTTGAATTGTGGGTATTTATGTGGATTTTTTACAGACCAAATATTAAGTTTAATCGAAAATAGTTGTCCAAGTCAAGGTCATAGAATACAGCCATTTACAATTAGACACAAAGAATGGAAAAGATGGCAAAATAAACAACAAAATGATGATATTAGCCGTCAACAGAGAGTGGCGGTGAGGTCAAACCAACTCAGTTATACTGCTGGTGGTTCAGGAAAAACAAGACGTAGAGGGGATAAAATAAAGAGTAATGGAAAAATAACGAGACGTAAACAATAAATCTCTATTTATTTGATAGATAAGCATCGTTTAATTTTGTTTAAGATTTGCTTGTTAGCGGGTGTAGCAAGAACTGAATTGTTTTCAAAACCTGCGATAACTTCCTCTTTAAGACTAAGTCTAGACGCGAGTTGTTTTCGTGTCATCTTTTTAGCAGATCTTGCTTGCATAATGTCTTTACCGTGGCGAAGTTTATCTATTTTGGAAGATTCTGTGGCATCATCAAGTTTTTTAGCATTATCGGGAGCATTTTTAAAGACTGTTTTGTGTTTAGAAATAGTATTACCATTTCTTTTGGCTTGTTGTTGTTTCATAAGAATTTCTGAGTTTGTGAGAGCGCCGCCACTTTTTCTTCCAATATCAACTGGTTTCCAATCTTGATGACTCATATAACTGATATATACAAAAATACTTAAATATGGTGCGTGTGTTTTAAAACATGTGGCAATATAATGAGACTCGTTGGTTTCATTTTTAGTATATTTACTGTATTAAGTTCAACGAATGGATTGATAAATATTGGGGGTGTTACTGGTCAGCCGCCGCGTCCGCAAAAGATGGAGGGTGCTCCTCAACAAGCTGAGGTAAATTCTCGTCCAGCAGCGAAGCCTTTAACAATAAGATTTCATACACCTGTAACAAGTGATTCTTGTAGTAAATTAGTTGAGGCTTTAGTTCAATTAGATATACATTCAAAACAAACGGAGGCATTATTCGGAAAAAGGATACCAATAAAGCTTCATTTACAGAGTATGGGTGGTGAGTTATTACCTACATTTTATGTATGTGATTTAATAAAGGAGTTAGATACTCCAGTGCATGTTTATATAGATGGTTTTGTAGCATCAGCGGCGTCTTTGATGGCGATATGTGGTGAGAAAAGATTTATAACAAAAAATTCGTGTGTATTGGTTCATCAATTGAGAGCACAAACATCTGGAAAATTAAGTGAAATGACTCAGGAGATAGATAATTTCAATCATTTTATGGATAATTTGAGAAATATATATTTAGAAAACAGCAATGTGGAAGAAGATGAATTAGATGGTCTATTAAGGTCAGAGTTATGGCTTTCAGCAGAAAGGTGTTTAGAATTAGGATTTGTAGATGAAATAGTTGGTAAGAATTAAGTTTATATATTTTGTTTGTAATATTCAACGGTTTTCCTGGAAAGGTTATCTTGATTAGAGAATTCTGAAATAGGTAATTGTCGTACATTAAAAACGTGTGAGAATCGATTAATATTTTGCGGATATGTAGAGCAATCTGCATGTGTAGTGGTAAGAAGTGGAGAGTTATTTGGTCCGGATACTTTACAAGCTTGAACGCCGATAGTATTTGAATTACATGTACAAGATTCTAGTTCGAATTCAACATATTCACCTTTATAAAGAGTATGAAACTCTTTTTCGGATAAGACAAGATTAGACCAATGAACAAAGATATCACATTCATCAAGATTTGTGTTATTAGTGTGTGTTATAAATCCGTATCCTAATTTACTGTTAAACCATTTAACTCTTCCAATTAATCTCGCTTTATTAGAATTAGTCATAATGGTAAGAAGATATTATAAATGTAAAGTATGACTCAAGAATGAAAGATTATTGCGTTAAGTGATGATTGAATATTAATAAAATTAAGTCATGGTAAGATGTCCAAAGGAAGTAATATTTAGTGGTGGTAATTTTGGGACGATATCATTTGTAGGATGTATTCAGGGATTAATTGATTCAGAAAAGTTTGATTTAAAGAGTGTAAAGAGATGGGTAGGTACATCTGGAGGAGCAGTGGTAGCATTTTTTTTATCAATAGGGTATAATCCAAGTTCAATATTAAAAATATTAAAAGAGATACCGATATCAAAAATAAGTCCGTTAAGTTCTGATAAGTGGTTGAGTTTTTTTGATGAGTATGGTTTACATGATACAAAATGTTTTAGAAAATTATTTGAAATAGTATTGTTACATAAAGGTTATGATGAGAAGATAACATTTTTGGAGATTTATAAGACAATGGGTATAGAATTGGTATTTACGACATTTTGTTTGAATACAGAATCATTGGTATTATTAAATTATAAGAATACGCCATCATTAAAGATCTTGGATGGATTGTGTATGGCGATAGCAGTACCATTTTTGTTTTTACCGGTATCATATCAGAACCGATTATATGTTGATGGATTTATAGTGAGTAATCATCCTGTAGATATGTGTAGTTGTTCTGGAGAAGAGTCTATTAGTTTTTGTTTAACATGTTCTAAAAGATATTATGAAAGAATAGACATAATGACATATTTGAGAATACTTGTGCAATCACCATTAAGAAAGATTCAGGATGTTACTTTAAAGAATTATAAGGGTAGAAGCTATTCAGTATTATGTGATTATAATTTTGATGCATCATTTGATTTGAATGCTAGTGTTATACAAAAGTTTTATGATTGTGGATATAAAACAGTGATTGATGTAGAAACAGAAAGGAATATAAAAGAGGAAATGGATAGTAGTAGTTCTTCAGAATCGGAAGTAACTGATAGTGAGGAAAATGTCAGAATAAGTGAAGTTGAATTTAATGTGGATGATTAAGATTTATGTTCAGATTTATATAGAAATACATGACCAGATGCGGCGGCGTAATAATGGAAATATTTAATAAATTTAGGTAAAGCAATGATTATAAGAGAAAAAAGAATATATTTGTAGAGATTCATATTACTATAGTAGTAAGCTGATTAGACTTATAATAGTTTTTTATTAGGTAATAAGATTGGAGTAAAGATGTATAAGTTCCGATTTTCCTAAAGAGTTTTGACGAACAGTACAAGTAGACATAGAATAATCTAAACTGTTAAAGCGTTGTTTCAATAAATCGATATCAATATTAGCTTTAATGAAATGCCAACTTTTAGGTCTAAGATTTTGTAAACCTTGGTCAACAATTTGTCCGCATTTTCCACCATATGCTCTAATTGCAAAGTCCGCTCCTTGTGGGGGTGTAGGTTGATTATTATTGTCTTTTTCACCATATGGTATGAAATCAAAATCAGGATGAGTTTTACTATATACTGTAATTTGTCTTGGAACAGATGAGCGAACCCATATTTGGAAGCAACATTTAGCACTCATTTTTGGAGTGAAACAGCAAGGATTAAGTGGCAAATCTTCAGAATATTGTAATATAAAGTTAAGATTAAGTTTATTTTGTACACTAACTTTATTGAATGTTCTTGGTATTATAAAGGCAATACAATCAGAAAACTGTGCACATTTATTGAAAAATTTGATTGCAAGCGATGAGACTCTCCCGAATGGGGGGTTACCAATACAAATATATGATTGATTAGTAGGAGTATATGAAAGGAAATCTTGCTGAATGATGCCCTTATATTTTGGGTCAATATCAAGTCCGATTCTTTTTTGTGGGTTCATAAGTTTATAAAATGAGCCAGATCCAGCAGATGGTTCAAGTTGTATGTCGTATGATTCTATATTTACCTCTTTTTTAAGTATTTCAAAACATTTAATAGATACATCTTCATTAGTATAGAATTGGTCCATTATATGGCTAATATGTATGAAATATTATATTGTTTATAAAAGTAGAATAAAGACTGGAAAAGTATAAAGGATAATGCAGATTCATCCTGAGATTGAGGACCGAATAACAAAGTATTTTTCACAAGGTATGTTAAATACGATATTTTATGGTGGTAGGGGTGTTGGTAAGCATAGTTTGGTATTAAAGATGTTAAATTCAGGTAAATATGAGAAGGAAAAGATACGATTTTGGGAAGATACTGGTGTTAGATTTTATTCAACATCAACATATATTAGATTTGATGCAAAAGAGTGTGTACGAAAGAAGGCGAATTTGCCGAAAATAATAGAGGAGATAGGTAGAACAAGGGATATATCTGCGGATTGTAGTAAGATAATTTATATACGTTATTTGAATTATCTTGGTGCACAACAAGAGGCATTTAGACAGTTAGTTGAGGATACATATTTAACATGTAGATATGTGTTTACGTGTCGTAATATCGATAGTGTAGATCCTGCTTTAAATAGTAGATGTTTTTTGATTCGTGTACAGAAACCGTCAGTGGAGAGGATGATATGTTTTACTCGAGAAAGATTACCGGATGTTAGTATTGAATTAATAAAAAAGATGGTAGATGAATCTGATGGGAATTTAAATAGTTTAAAGCATTTGGCTATGTTACATAAGAAGATATCAAATAGGGAGGGATATACTACGTACAGTGATATTCATAAAGAGATAGCCGATGCGATAATAAATAAGTTAAAGGAAGCTACAAACGTTTCAATAATCCATTCTTTGGCTGAGAAGTATCACTATAGTGAATTACCAATTTTAGATATATGTATTAGGATGGATGGTATGGAGAAATTTGTAGTAGAATTACAGAAGTACGCTGCGATAGTAATTCCATCATTATATGATACGATATTGTTATTTTTAGAAATAACAAAGAAATGTAATAAGCTCTTGAAATGAAAATGTGTAAGACTTTATTTATATAAAAAAGTTCGCAAATAATATGGATGCATTATTAGTTGGCGGAGGATTAGCCGCAGGAGGTTGGCTTTTAAATGCGAAACAAGAAAATGTAAAAAATAAGGGTAGCGCAAGTAAATCTCCAGATGTTTTTGATAATCGTATACAAGATTCAAGGATGTATGAGAGACAAACAATGGATACTCATCTATCTAAAAGAAATACGGTAGGTGGATTATATTTGGATCGTCCAAGATCAGGACGTGATCCGAATGAAAATATTGTAGGGGAGAGTCTTTCTTTAACAGGGAATATGAAAAGGAATGATGATTTTACACATAACAACATGGTGCCATTTTATGGTAGTAATGTGAAACAAAATACGAATTTGAATTCTTCAAATGGGTTGGTTGAGAGATTTACAGGGGTGTCCCATCTTGAGCAGAGTAAAGAGGAGGTGAAGCCGATGTTTGATTTGAGTCAAGAAAATATATATGGAACTCAGAATTCGAACGATAGAATGATGGATCGTTATTCTGCATCACGATATCATCAAGGAACACCTTTAACTGAGCCTGTGAGAGTAGGACCCGGTTTAAACAAGGGATATAACGCGGAACCATCGGGTGGTTTTCATCAAGCGGACGCAATAAAATATGCGGGTCAACCATCAATAGATGATTTACGTGTAAAAACGAATCCAAAAATAAGTTATGAGGGTCGTATGGTACGTGGTTTCAAGGGGACTCGGCGTGGAATGGAGCCAGTAGTAAGTAAGAATAGGGTAATTCGTTTTCACTCATATGATGGTGCACCTCGTATGAATACGACTGTTGTAACATCGGGTGAGGCATCACGTGAAGTATTTTCGGATAAAAAGACGAATCGTCAAGATACGCTTTATTCTTATGCAGCACCAGCGGGTCCATCTGTGGTTAAAGCGCAAGAGTCTCACGAGTCTTATGCGAATCAAACAACACACAAACAAGGATTAGGTAATTTTGGTTTACGTAATGCTCAAAGTCAAAAGAATGAATCGAAACTAAAGATCCAGTATTGTTCAGAGGTTCGAAAAGAAGAGTCTAAGGACAGATCTTATATGGGACAAGCAACAAGTCTTGTTAATAAGATTGTAGCCCCTGTTCAGGATATATTACGTCCTACAATAAAAGAAACAAATATTCATGATTCGGCACCAGAGCGTAATTTTAATAGTGTTGAAAAACGTTCAACGGCATATAATACGAATGATACAACAAGAACAACAATAAAGGAGACAGCGATTCATGATAATCGTGCAGGAGCTTTAAGAATGGTATCTGCTGCGGGTCGTTCTGAGAATCCAGATCCAACGAAGAAAACAGCTCGTGAAACATTAAAACAATGGTTGGATTATGGAAATCCGACTGGTCCAGCTACAATGAATACAGTACAAAATATGGATTTGGCCAAGAGAACTGTAAAAGAAACAATAAATGAAACGAATCATAGAGGAGTAGCTACAAATTCAATGGGTCCTTCTGGATATATAACAAATCCAAAGAATGCACCAGATACAGCAAGACAATATGTATCTACAACGGAATATTCTGGGCAAGCGAATCAAAGAACTTATGGTGCATATTCGGTAACTGATACTGTTGCCCCAGAAACAAATAAACAGAATCTATCAAATAATGAGTATACTGGAAATGCTGAAGGTGAAATAAAACCAACTTCATATTCAGATATATATAATGCAACATTAAATGACTTAAAAGAGGGTATATCAAAAGGTCGTGAACCAACAAGATCAAGTATAAAACAAGTTTCAGAGGCAACACATTTAGGTGATTTTGATTCAAAAGAATCTTTAGAGAATAGGAAAAATTTTGGAGGAGCAACTCCGATGCAAAATACGGTTTTTGATTCAGAAAAGATGAATATGACAACTGATAAATGTCAATTAGATACTGGTTCAAGATTAGATGTAACTAATTTAGAGGCATATATTAACAATCCATACACTCAGTCTTTGAACAGTTCTGCTTAAGTTTCTTATCAATTTTCCAGATTTTACAAATAGATGCATATAAGTAGTAAGGATCATGTTCAAAATGATTAAGATGTTCTATTGCATCTCCAAGTATAATTGAATAATCAATTTTGGATGAGTCGCAACAAACATGTTTAAATAATTGTCTTGCGATATCCATATGAGAATAACCAACCGATTCAAGTCTAAAAAGTTCACTAATACGTGTTTTAAGCTGTTCATGATAAAGAATTTTCTCATAAGAGAATGGTAAATGTGAGAAAGCCATAATATCTGTATTTTTTTGATATTTAACTTGTAAGAAAAATAAGAATGTACATAGTTTTCCTTCAGAGTATTCAATACATTTGTTAACAAGTTTTTTATTATATCTATGGTTTTCTTTTTTAAGTATTCTTTTAGCAATATCTTGTAAATTTGATTCAGATGGTGTTTTCATATCAAAAGTTATTGCCCAGGAAGATAAATCAATATGATGAGTAGATTCAAGAACACATACAACAATTGATGTACTGGAAAGAATATTATATAAAACATATAAGAATTGACTTGACATTTTATGTAAATTTTCTATAATAAGCCATTTATGAGCACTATTTGTTTTAGAGTTTATGAAACTATTGAGTTTTTCTTTAGAATCAATAGTTTTTAATGACAAATGATTTAACCATAATGTATTTTCATTTGGGGTAACTGTGTTTAAAAAAATTTTGATAAGGGTTCTTTTTCCGCTACTAGCATCGCCGGATAATACAAAATGAGAAAATTTATTAAGTTTAATCATATTTTTAAGATAACTAACTACATTTTTATTAGAAGATATTTCATCAAGGGTTTTTGGTCTATATATATGGTACCAAGACATTACTACTAATTCTTAAAAAACTCTTAATATTATTTCCCTCTGACACCTTGAAAGAAAAGTCCAGATGCGTATATACCTGCACCAATTTTAGGATTAGCAATGTAAAATCCAAGTTTATAACCAAGTCCACCAAATATTCCTGGTATTAATAGAAATAAAATTAATATGATAATTGCGTTTCTTTTAGCGAGATTGCCCTCTTTTTTAACGCATTCATTCGTATCAACAACTTTACCATTAATTTTTCTTGCATCAGAACAATCATCATATTCATAAGTTCCTTCAAATTTTGGTTGCCAAATGCTCAGAATAATAATAGTTAAAGCGATACCAAAAAGAACTGGTATGAAAACCCATATGCGTATATCAACCGGATTAATTTGTTGAGATAATTGATTAGTTACACTTGTATAATTTTGTGCAAATGTCATTAATAATAGTTAATTTAAAAATTACATATAGTATGAGTTTGGAGAAATTTGACCAAATAATATCAGATTATGAAAATAAAACGGGGATGATAGGTGCTGACTACGAAGGACGACATCGCGCCGCGACGGACGCAGGTGTCGTTGGCGTCGATGGCCGGCGGACGGGCCGTCGCGAAGCCGCCGTCGCTCTCGGCCGCCTCCTCGCCGCCTCACACGCGCTCCAAGTCCACAGGAGCGAAGTGCGTTTTGCTCTCAGGAAAATGAATGAGTTAAGACAAGAATTTATGAAATGTCATTATTCACCAAATCCAGGTCAAGGATATTTAGAAGCAAAAGATAGTTTTGAAAGACTAAATCTTGAAAATCAATCTGGTGGAAAAAGAAGATTAAAGTATTATTATAATGGTGGTATGAACAACTTAAAGCCGTATAGTAAAAAAGAGCTTGAAAAATTGGATAGATATATGCCGGGGTCTTGGAACTTTGTTCAAATGGAAGAAGATAGGATAGACGAGATGCCTTTAAATAGAAGTGATCCACAATTTGTTTGTGCCAATATATATGATAAGGTAGGGTTTTTAGAGGGATGGATGAGAAAGGTAATAAATATGTTTCAACCAAATAATCCGAATATACATCTTGAAATTAGAGGTTTTTTTCCAAATATTCCTCAAAAAATATTTAATTATGAGACTTTGTCAAGAACGATTGGAACAATATTAGGAAATACTACTCCATCAATAGCTGCGGAAGCGAATATAAAACGTTTTTTGAAAAATATAGCTACAGGGATTGTAAGAGTAGGTGGAGGTATTTTTGCTCCTCAAAACAATAATCAAATACTTGCAGGAGAACCACGAATTATTTTTGAGGAGATTATAGTTGGACCTACTGAAACTTTCTCCTCATATGGAGCGAATGATATTTTTGGGGATTGGGATGTTGAGGTACAGGGACATGAACTGGAAGGATATAATATAAATATTCATAAATCACGAACTGGTTCAAACTCAGTTGGAGGTATCCAAGGTCCAATGTTTTTTGCAATAAATGGATTGAATATGGATCGTATAGAAGAAGATTTACCAGAGATTCTGGAAGGAATAAATGTTTTGAAAAAGCAGGTGTCTAGAACGTGTAATGTTCGTTCTTCGCGTATAAATAGAGCGGGTGGTAAGAGGAAATTATTGCGATGGGTAAAAAAATGATTAATTGTAAGGAACTATAAAGTAAAATAGAGGTGTATAAAGTAAAATAGTGAGATAAGATACAAATGACTAAAACTAAGTGTGAATATTGTAAAAAGAAGAAATTGGTAACGATGACTTGTACATGTGGTAAGGTATTATGTCTTGAACACTATTGTCCCGAGAGTCATGAATGTAAAAGAGTATTAGAGAAAGAGTATATTCCAAAGAGTTGTGAATTAGAAGCAACAGGTGTTTTTGCAAAAGTACAAAAGATTTAAGGATTTCTTAAGGCGATTTGTCTGGCAGTGATTGGTGATATTGGAATAGGATTTGATTTTGGGGCACCTTTATAAGGGAATTTTTTAGCTACATAATCATACTCCATTCTGGTAGTTTTTGTTGATTTGGAAGGCATATTAACGATAGCAATAGCTCCGTATTTATTCCAAGGATTAAAGGATTCGCGTTGGTAGAAGAATTGAACAACTGCAATAGAAAGAACAACAAATAATATAATTTTACATAACATTGTAATATCTCGTTTTGTCATATAATATATGAATATAAATTAATTAGAATAGGCGGTACCAGCCATACCCCCCGTAATTTTAAGGATATTGTAATTAATGGCATATACAAAAATATTGTATGTATATGGTGTAAAATTATAACTTTTATTTCGTAAATCAGTAGTTTCAACTTCAAGTTCTACATTATCAATTCTGGACATATTACATGCGCCAGAAGGTTGATTCGAATTTGGATCAAGTGCAAATGAGTAAAAATAAATGCCAGGTTTATTACATCTAAATTTATGTTGATATGATTGAACATTTTGAAAGAATATAGAGTCTCTGGTACTATAACGTTCTATTCCATCAAAGATGAGGCGACTATTTTGAATAATATTTTCATCATAGAATCGAAAATTGAATTTATTTGGTATAAGTGAAATTTCGGATTCATTTATAGCTTGTTGATAGTTTGCTTCAGCAGTCTCCATGTTATTAGAATCACTTGCTGCTAATTGATTTGCATAGTATTGAATTTTTTCTTTGGATGCTTTTTCTTTAGATAATAATTCTCCAGTTGTATTCCAATCGGTTATACGTGAAGATTGTATACCAATAGTTTCATTTCCGGAAGTGGGATCAGTAAAAGTATAATAATATAGTAGATCATCTTTAGTCTTACCTAGATCTGTAACATATGCGGGTGAGGATGGATGAATATATTCACTTTTAAAATTGGTGTAATTGTTGAAGCCACTACCTAAAGATCCTCCGATTGTTTCATCAACATCGTTTCTTTGTCCGCACCATACAATATATTTGACAGGGTGATTAAAGTTTAATTTAAGTGCTTTTCGACCAGATATACCATAAAAATCTTGTCGATATGTTTGTTCAATAAGATATTCATGATTATTCAAAGAGAATCGTCTTCTTTCATCTTGATCTAAAAATATGTAATTAGCAAGAATATGTAGATCCATATTCCATCCTTGAATATTAGATTGTCCATCAGAAAGAGAATCTATATCTTCAGAGAATGTATTGGGAGGAATGGATGTAATGAAGTTACCGATATGATGATGTGCTTTTGTAGGATCTGGTTTAACTCTAGTTTTTTTGAAAGGTCCTTGAGTTTCGATGATTGTATATAGTTCTTGTATAGGTCTTAATTCAAATTGGAGTTTGACATCATGATATTGAAGTGCAACAAGTGGAAGAGCTAGACCTGGGTTAGAAGTGAACCAAAATGGTAAAGGTATATATAGTTGTCTTCCAAGTATAGAAGGTGGTTGTAAAAAAGAGTTTTTTTTGAAATTTGTGAAAGTATAATTATTGGAATCGGGGTTAGTATTAAGATATTTCTCAAGTGTTGAAGTTGGATAGAAACCACGATTTCTGCCATTATGGGCTGGTAAGAACAAGTCAGGTTGATGACCAGTCATTAAATCAAAGTTATTTTTGGCAGCAGTGTCTTGCCACATTTCATGCCATATTTCAATCCATTGACCATATAATTCGCTGATAACATTACCTCCAATTGTAAGAGAGCATTTTTTGATTATTTGACATCCGATATTAGGAATCCATTGGAATTCATAAGCGATGGCTGTGCCGTCTCCCGGTATTCCAGATTCGTGAACATAACCAGAGTATATATCTGGAAGACTAAGGGAAAGATATATTTTGTCAATTAAATCAGCATTTCTTGGAATAGTACAGACGAGTGTATTATCAACAGCATTTTGAGTAAAACTAAGACTATTGTTGCTATCAAAATCAAGTCGAATAGTTTCCATTGCAAAATTACTGTGGCGTTTGTATACAGATTTAAAATATGTAATTTGAGGATTTCCATTTAGATAGATATTTTGAGCACCGTATCGATGAAGTTGTATTTCACCTCCTCCCATATCAATATGAGTTATATCTTTTGTTTATTAATTATTGCAATCCTTTACATCTACCCGTGGTATATTGATTTGGATCATCTTCACAATTACCAGAAGTATATTTCTGTTGTAAATCTTCATTACGGATAGGGTATTTGTTTAGATTCATTCTCTTGTAGTTAAGTGAATGACGACGTTGTCTTGAATATAATGCGTATAAGAAGCTCAATCCAAAAACAGTTAATATGATAACATTAAATGTGAAAATAGTAGTCATATCGTAACCAAGGGTATTCAAGAATCCAGTTAAGGTTAATAAGCATATTAGGATAAGTAAATCACGTAATAATTTATTAATAAATTGTCTACGAAGTAACATATCATGATTTAATTGTCCTTGTCTGATGAGTGTTGAGTTATCATCAATAAGGTTAATATATTCATGATTACGATTAGCACGAAGTCTTTCATATAACATGTGTAGTTGATTGGCATCCGTTTGCCAATTTTCAGTAGCATTTTCCGCAGAATTTTGTACATCGTTAAGATGTATGCGACGTACTGATTTGGCTCTCGCAGCTTTTTCATGGAGAGCTTTAAAAAATGGAGAGTCTGTTAAAAGCTGATCGTGAAATGTTTCTGTAAATAAAGAGGCATAAACTTTGTAATAGTATTCAGAGTTATGTAGTATCATATCATTTGCATCTGAGGACCATGAGTCTGGACCACCTGGTGCTTGAGATATGATTTCAAGACCCATGTATAGATTTCTTAATCCGTCCCTTTTACTATTGCTATCATTTCCAATTAATGAAACAAAGTCTGTGAGTTTATCATATTCATCAATAGGAAGAGCATCTGCGTCAGAGTATTGATAAAGGTATTTAGTTCCGGCAAGAAACTTAGGATTTTCTAAATCAGCCATTATTATTTATACTATATTTTTAGTTTGCTGTTGCGCATTCTGGTGAAGAACCAAGTGAGAGATTCATACTAACTTGAGATGTATTTGGTTTATCAGCTAAATCACTTGCGTTTGCAGGACCTTTCATATATAATGAATAAATATCCCTTGGAGAAACAACACGTCCAAAATAATTGAATCTTGATAAGAATCCATTAAATGTAGATTCGTTAGCTTCTGAAGAGCTTCCAAGTGCGAATTCTCCTCTATCATAGGCTTCTAAAGGAGCGGCTAAAACGAATGTTCTTGCGAGTTTACCATTTAAGTACAGGTCAAGTGTTTTACCCCATATGGTGAGAGTAATATGATTCCATGCCTGTAATGGAAGATTCGTTAAACGATGAGTATGATCATCGTCAAGAGCAAGTTCACCAAGTCTGGATACTTTTTCTCCAGCACCGAATGCACCCTCAGAGGATTTCCAAGTAATGAAGACTTGTAGTTCATTCTGAATATCACCAAGAGCAACATTCAATATGTATCTTGAATGTTCTCTTCTAAATATGTATTTAGGAGAACCAGTTGTGACTTCCCATTGAGTAATGTACATCCAGAAACTGTATGTATGTTCGTTACCAGAGGGGGGTAATACACCACTACATGTTTGCATATCTGCTTCCATTTCAACAGGTTTGTCAAGTATTGTGACATCTGTGGTATTTTTCCCATTTAACCACCCATATGTTTTGTATATCAAATATACCACAGCACATGTCAAAACAAGAAGCAATAAAAAACCAAATAATGATCTACCTTCCATAATGATAATAGGCTATATAAAAAAATTTAGATAATATAAATGGATACGATACGTGATTACATAAATAATAGTGATCAAAGTGTAGCGCTTGAAATATTCCTAGGAATTGCCATTTGTATGCTAATATACGTATTATTGTACATAATGAGAATGACATTCAACAAATTGTCAACAGGCAGCGAAGACTCCCCTGTAGTATTAGATGGCATTGTAAATGCAAAATATGGTCGTGAAATTAGACAAGATCCGAATGATGAATATGCCATAACGCTTGGTCGTTCTTCTAATGAGAGTGGAATTGAATATACATATTCACTCTGGTTATATATAGATGGCGATACTTGGTCCAGTTTTGGTGCTACAGCATCACCAGAGTCTCAGTGGAAGCATGTATTCCACAAAGGTCCAAAAATTAATGATTTCACGTCAAATACTCCTGAAGATCTAAGCTTTATTCAATCTCCTGGATTATGGTTACATCCAAATAATAATGTGATGCGTTTATATGTAAATAGTTATGATAAGGCGAATGAATATGTTGAAATAAGCAATTTACCTGTGCGTAAGTGGATTCATCTTGTTTATACTCAAGCTAATTTTGTATCAAATATTTATATAAACGGACGTCTTAAGACTACAAATACATTATTAACGTTACCAAGACAAAATTATTACAATCTTCATATGACCCAAAATGGTGGTTTTGATGGATATTTATCAAGTTTCCAATATTTCAATAATGTAATATCACCTGCGGAAATATATGATTTGACTAAGGCTGGACCAGCTCTTAAAGATAATGCGGTTATGACATCTGGGGGAGCTTCAGAGACATCGGTTCACAAAGAAGCAAGTTTACCATATTTATCAAATAGATGGTGGACAGAAGATGTAGATTCAGTTTTGACTGAATCTGGCAGAGAATATAGAGAAATGGCTGCGGCACCAAAACCTCATTAGACCAATACGGATATATTCCAAAGTTGATATAAATTATAACAACTTACTAAAAAAAGAAAAAATAACATGTTATATTATGGTAAAGAATCAGTTATTTAAAACAAATCCCCCTGAGGATTTGTGTCTGGAAGTCGTAAAAGCTTTCGGATTAAAAGATTTTGATGACGTAACTAATTTTTCAAAAAAAGATTTAGAGATAATAGGAACAGTAGAAAGATTATATAAACTAAAACCAAAACTCGAAGAATACTATATACCCTGTAAAGCAAGAACATATTTAAACGATATAACGCCGAAAAATTCAATAACAATATTGCGTCAGATATTAAGATGCGTAAACCGTACTGTATCATCTAAAGAGAAGTATGTTCGTACTTCTAAATTTGTAGTCTATCAAATAATACCCAAAGACTTTAAGCAATATCAACCAGTTCAAATAGAAAATGAATCGTCATACTTGATTAATTTTGATTAGTTAGGGAAAGAATAACTTTAAAAAGAAATAAACAATTCCAAAACATATAGATTGAAGTATTTTACCAGTATTATTTAGACTACCAATATTAAAGTCATCTCCAAATGTTGGTTTTATATATGGAATTTTTCGAAATAGTTTACCGAATGAGTCTGTAAAATGTATGAACAGAAAGAAAAGTATAGAAATTGCAAGAGAAATTTTCCCAACCTTATAAATATAATTTACATCCATTACTTTTAATATATTTTGTATGTTTTGAGGACTTTGTATTGGTTCTGGTTTGTATTCAGATATTATTGGTCTTGTAACTGGATCTGGTCGGTTTATCTCAACCGCCGGTACAGTATCAATTGGAACTGGTACAGACTTTTCGGGAGGTTTTTCTATTTCAAATGATGGTGGTGTTTCGGATTCATTTGTAGTATCAAGTTGATCGAGAATTTTATTTACAAGATCAGAATCGGATGCGGTATTATTAGGCAAATTGGATAAAGATGTTGTCTCACTAGCCATATAATATTATTCCTAATCTGTTTGGAATAATATGAACGCAAAAAATTTAACTATCAACTTTAATTGATTTTTGTAGTTTTCTTAAATTGTCATACTGTTTGAATAATTTTTCTGTTTTCCCTTCACCGTGGAATTTGTCTACAAGCGATAACCCCTTTGATATGACAGGTTGCATCTGTTGAATCATATTCATAAGTTCCGATTGAGACTTTATTAAAGAAGTAGTATCTTTTGTCATATTTTTAAGAGTTTTAGGATCAAAGTTTTGGAGAGCTCCCTTTATAGTTTCTTCCATATCGATTGGATTGTTATTAAGTGGTTTCGAATCCTTATCCTCTTCTTCATCATCATTTGAATCATCATTCGATTCAGACTCAGACTCTTCTGCTACTTCTTCCGCTACTTCTTCTTTATCCCCTTTATTCGAATAACTTTCAATTTTAGAATATGATAGATTAAGTAAACACGATATAATACCAGCTATTCCAAAAGCGGCATATACTGGAGTTTTAAGGACATAATGGCACAGGCTAAGAACAAAAAGAAATAATATAGCTGATTTCCAATCTTGTATGTATATTTGTGTCCACAATACGAAGACACTAATTATAATTATTAAGGTTTCGATAACCAACATATAATTATGGACTTTAATTTTTTGAATTCTTTATATAAGACATTGTTTGATTTTGGAATGAAATGTTTATATACATTCTCATTTTTTTCCAGAAACACAAGAAAGATGATTCTACATGGAAAATGTAGATTTCGTAAATATTATTCTGGTGAAATCGCATTCATAGATAAACGTATATATTCAAACACAGGTGAACAGGTAATATTTCCTTTTCTAAAAGGATGTAATATAATCTGTTGGTCTAAAAGTGGAGAAGTAGTTCAGATATCAGATACAAAGTTTCATAATGTTATAAATTTTGGCATTTGTAAAAATACATATAGGAATGAAAATGTAAGTTTAGAAGAAATAAGCAATTTTTGTTTATTACCTAAGAAAATCGGAAAGATCCAAATTACTTTATATCCTTGGGAGAATAAAGACCCATATATTATAGATAAGGAAAGCGCTCTTTCATTAAATTGATAGAGCAATCAATAAAAATATGAAATAACAAAGAGAATAGAATATAAATAAATGGATGAATCTATTTTCATAGCTTTAAGAGAATTATCTCAAAAAAATGAAAGGAACTTTCTGTCAGATGAGATATTCGAGTTAATGAAACCTATTATTCATACATTTAATCTAAACCAACCAGAAATCTATAGCCAATGGAAGGATTATGAGATATTAAAATATTCACATTGTAATGATGAAAATGAACTGAAATTTATGTCAGAAAGTATGATAAAACGAGATAGTGTACAAATTATACCAAACGTTAAGTCCAAAATAGAATGGCTTGATAGTTTACCCCAACCAGAGCAAAGAACACCCGAATGGTATTCATATAGACATACAGTAATTACAGCAAGTAGTATGAGCCAGGTTTTTGAAGGTAAATCGAAATATAATACAATTCTTAAAGAAAAAGTATTACCTGCAGATAAGGGGAGTTTTCCAAGTACTCCAGCACTTAGACATGGTATTCGAAACGAACCTATTGCTCAATCTATATATGAAATGTTGACTGATACAAAAGTTTCAGAATATGGTTGTATTAAACACCCTTCTATACCATATATTGGAGCTTCACCAGACGGAATTGTTACAAATTCTAAATGTGATAAAAAACTTGGACATATGTTAGAAATAAAATGTTTATTTAGTCGTCCATTAACAGGCATTCCATTATATAAGTATTGGGTTCAGTGTCAAACACAGCTGGAAGTATGTAAACTTGAATATTGTGACTTCTTTGAATGTAAATTAAATGAAAATTTGACTGAAGAAGAATTCTACGCAAAAATAAATGATGGATCTCATAAAGAATTTTATGGAATTGTTATTGAATATAAAGAACTTAACGGTGAGACAAAAGAACATAAGACAAAATGGATCTACTCTTCTATTAATTTAAATCAGTCAGAATTTAAAGAATGGACTAATAATGAATTACAAAAATTTGGGAATAATGATCCGAATGTTTGGTATTCTCGCTCTTATTATTGGGAATTATCACAATATTCAAATAGGCTTATAAAAAGAAATAGAGAATGGTTCAAATATGTTCGACCAAAAATTGATTCGTTTTGGAATGACGTAGAACTAAAGCGTAAAACATTAGAAAATGATGTTACAGGAGAAATTAAGAGTAATATGTTTCCTCAAAAAAAACCTAAACCAGAACCAATTAAATTGGATATCTGTCTTATTGATGATGAATTCTGAAAATAAAAAGCTATATTTATATCATGGATGAACTAAAAGGTATTCAGTATAATACACCCCTATCTTACACCTTTTTCTCTGCTAATAATATTAAATATATACAAACTAATCTTCGATATCAGGTATGGTTACACTCTAATAAAACACATGTTATTGGTAATCAGAGTGAAGAAGAATTAAAAGTTATAATGAGATCTATTTTTCTACAAAATTCTTTAAATCAAGAAAATGATATTATTGGTCAAGTAAGAGACTTAAACGCATTAGTAATTAGTTACGCTGTAAAGATTATACTTACCGAAATAAAACAATTCGTTTCTTACAACAAAGAAATCTCAGCTCCACGTCAAATTATGAATCATAGTATAAATACTTCGATTCGTGGTAGTAGACAACTCGAACAAAAACCTTGGTAAATTTTTTTAATAAGATGAACGGTATATATCATTTATAATGACAGACTTTACGTGGAGTGATTGTGATTTTGCAATGGCGGGATTCTCCAAAATATTGAATAATAAAGACGAGGTATATAAACCAAATATAGTTCACGGAAAAACACACATGTATAAACTCATTTCGTATTGTGGAAATATTAATGCTATCGTAACTTTCTCAATGTTTTTATTGTCTAATCACTACTTATATCACAAATCAAATAGTTTTTTCGGATTAATTTCATTTTACCCATGCGGATATTTCCTCTATTCAACATTCTGGTACTTTACAAAAGGAATAACCATTAGTATCGTTAGCTTAATCAACGAGACAAATGATTCAAATCATTATATTAAAGATAAAGAAGAACTATTGAAAATATATTATGAATATATCCGCTCAAAAGTTATATTAACTACCATCCCTTCCTTTCTTTGGATTATGACATCTACAAAATTTATTTATGGTCTTTTCATACTCTTATCTTTTAATTTAGGCATTTTTCATGCTTACCGTACATTTCCAAAAATAGACAACTATACAGCTACTGATTTCAAGGACTCAGAAGATATAGAGAATAAGCGTACTGTATGAAAAAATAACATCTAAAGATAAATTATGCAATCGACTGAGAGACTTAACCAAATTAAAACACAAATCGAAGTTAATGGAAGAATAGATCACCTTAATAAGGTTGTAAATGGAATCAAGACTGATATAAATAGTATTAAAGATGAAATCAAAGATATTAAACAGTTATTTCGTTCACAAATTGAATTAAATAACAAAAAATTAAAAGAATTATATTCTTTTATGCGCCGTCTTGAAGGTGTTTATTCAAATGGCTTATCAGGAGATTTATCATTCGAGAATATATCCCAGAAAGAAAGCTGGGTAGATACTGGAAATCAATCTAATATTAAGGCAGTGAATTCAACTGATGGATTATTCTCACTCGAAGAAGATTTTGAATTTGATAATTTAACTAATTCTTAAGTAAACATATACCCAGTAAAGATGCTAATAATACCAATGATAGTATTAAAGTAAAAGTACTATATGGCATCTCTTTACTTTCTTGAAAATTCTCACGTAATTGTAGAGGACCTGGTAATCGGGCATTAACAATATGTCTATTTTTCATTCTTATTTCTCTATTTAAATTTCGATCGGTTGTTTCTGTCATTGTATGGTGACCCGCAGTACATTTTTTCTCCCAAACCCATGTGTCATCCTCTCTTTTTGAATCATAAATTTTATATCCAACGGGAAGTGTCATTTCTTTACACGAATTACTTCCCAAATTACCAGTCTCTGTAATAGCTCGTCCAAGCTCAATCGGATTTATATCGTATAATTGCTCGAATAAACCCGGTAGCAACCCTCTTCCCTCAGTCAATCCTGTAAGGTTGCAACCTGTCGCGTTGTAAAAACTTAAATTTAATGGAGGAATTGTGCCAGTTGGAATATTTCGAACATACGTATATTTTGTTTTGTCTTTACAATTATTCGATGAAGTTTCATCACATTTTCCAGATTCAATAAAATAATTTGAACCTAGAGCTATATCTTTTCCTTTCATATCAACTCCTGACCCTAAATAATTGATGCTATATTTTAACTGAGCATTCAAATTACGAAGTTGTTTTTTATGTGGATTTTTAACATCTTGGGAATATTGTATTAAAGAATGAGGTCTTACCTTATATGAGTGTTTGATTAGATCTGGATTTTTTAGTAGTTTTTCTGAACTTATATTTGACATATTTAATGCAATATATTATTTATAATTCTTATACTGTAATTACTTTGCCTAACCCATCTTTGGATTCACTGCAAAATCGACCCGATTTTGCATGCCGAAGTCCCCTCCTCGCCATAAAGCGTCGGATCTTCCATAAAAACAATCTTTGAGAACTAAAACACGACAATCATATGGAAATTGATGCTGGTCTTTGTTAGTTCGATGGTTTCCTCCAATGTGCAATCCTGCATGGCTTGTAGCGACTTTATCTTCCCAGAAAGGCACACCAGAATCAGTTCTCCAATTGTTACCCTGGTACGACCCATCCCATTTCGTCGCCCCCCATCTTCTCCATCCGCTTTCGTTAGCCATATCATTTATTTGTGTTTGAGTTTTTTGTAGCGATGTTATCACACTTGGTGTTAGAATGTGATCATGAAATTTATAAAGATACGCAAAATTTGAGTTGTTGGACGAAGCGTCGTCACCCCTTCTCATGGCCTCTAATCGAAGTTCAGTCCAGTCATAACTTCCAAGATATGAATAATCTGTATTTGCCAATCTTTCCGTTCCGTTTATAAAATATCTAATTTTTGAATTAGTTTTATCGCATGTTATCACAATATGGTTCCAAGTTCCAACTGACGTAGTTACTGCCGTATTACCATGCCACAATGATGGATTTGTATTTGCTTCAAATGGTTTTTGAACTTTCCAACCCGCAGCACCTTGGTAATTAACATCATATACAAACCAAAGCAAAAAATCACTATTCTTATAAAGCCGAACTAAACTATAATAATTTGACGAGCCGTTAGCATCTGTTGTTAACATCACACGCATATTAACAAAAAATTCAAATGAAAAATCGTGTCTCTTAATAAGAGGCATACTTATGTATGATTTCCCCGCCATATTAACGAATGTATAATCCCTTTTGGTTATCCTGCCGATGAGTCCATTTGGGTTATGTGGTCTGAAGGCGCACGATTGTACGTGGCGTGGGAGGTTATCGCCATCGGGGCGCCAACTAAATGTGAACAGCCAGTCATAGCCTTGAGAGTAGGACTGATCTTCTCGTGCTATGCGAAAATCCCTCGAATCCTGATCCGCTTCATAGAAAAATTTTGGTTTCATCCATTCGCGAGCGTTGTTCTGGTTAGCTCTCTGCCATGTAAAACTCAGGTGCATATTATCATTACCATTGATACTCCTATTACTTGCCGTTGTTCCAATATACCATAATATACGTCCGTAAGTGGAATTAGTATTTGTACCTGAAAAACTATAAAAAGTTGTTATATCAACATTATACATGATTGCCGCAATTGTTCCATACTTGAATCTATTCGAGGTATTCTGAATAATATTATTCAATTGACTCGTATTCAATACGAGCGTCCCTTTCGGGTTTCCGGACACCGCCTCCGCCCGCTCTGATTCAAAATAATGGTAATCAGCGTCAAGATACCTAGTCGCAACAGAGTACCACTCGTTTTTCATCCAATCCCAATCCTCATAATCTTCTGGTGCGCAAACCTTGATTTCCATAAATTGCTTTAGCGCTTCGTTATGAGAATCAGTCAAAGTTAATGCAATCCAAGTGTAATAATATGCTCTGCCATTTTGGCAGCGATTCACAGGAGGAAACGAGGTGCTACTTCCTGTATTCGTGGTATCGGGACTGCCAAAACGCGTTCTTTCGGGCTTACCCCAAAGTGATTTATTTACTATCTGATTATTTAACCAAGAAATATTGCCGGAGCGAGTTGCAGTCCAATTAAGTGTACAGCCTGGAGAACAGAACTGTTGTGTTGTATAAATCATATAATTGGAAATGGATAAATTATGAATTGTCCCATGAAATGGCTCGTAGGTCGTGGTGCCGCCACCCAAAAACGGCAAAGAACCAATCGCTAAACCCCTATCATCATAACGTTCATGATGGCTACCTGGCATTGTATATAGGTTGCTTTTTTGACTCTCCATTTCACATATCCCTGTTAATGGGTCTCTCTTAAAAATATGTATCCACCCTTGTCCACGATCTCCAACTACCGAGCTCTGCTTCCAGGTACCAAAACTAACTCCAACAGTTGTTTCAACATTCGCATATACTTTAAACTTGCTTGCAAAAGAAAAACCCCCATTTGCGGCTTCCGGGTTTAAAGACCCCCAAGCCGTTAACCTCAATATATATTCATCGTCATCATTACCTCCCTGTACGTATCCGTCGTTCAGCACGCTTTTATTACTAAGTTGTAAAGCGAAGCACTGTCCATCGTGGCCAGTTGAACCATAACCGAAAATACTCTGATTACTCTGAGAACCGGTATGAGTTGTTTTTATAGTAGCTATAAATGTTCGATCTGAATCTCCCATAAGCTGATTCCAATTCATATCAAGACCTAATTCAGTACCGCTTCCATTAAAAGTTCCTCCTGCATAATTTTCTGTTAATATAGGGGAGTAATTATAATTTAAGACACGAGCTGGGTTAGAAGTATAATTATTAAAACTTGAATGAAGCTGGGTTCTGTTAGGACAATTCGGTATTGCAAATAGTCCCCATCTCGGATAAGGAGAACCATTGACGAGTACGTCATCCAAGGGATTCGAGGCGGTTGCTTCATAAAAATTAGCACTTTTCTGAAAAACTAAGTGTCCAGCATTTGCATACCAGTTCTGGAGTCCAGCGTTCCCTCCATTCTCCCAGTAATTTATTAGATCTTGCCCATTATTAATAGTTGGCGAGGAGCTCGACTGTCCACTGCCGGTGAAGCCAGTCGAAGTACCCGCAATTCGGTCTGTCGTTGTTAGTGTTGTACCGGGTGGTGTATCAATATTATTACCATTCCTGTCAATTTTAGTCATTCTTAAATAAGGAGCTGTAAAATTACCTACGACTATTAAACCATCACTACCTAAAGCCCAATTAGTTACAGTCCAAATATTTGACGGACTTGCTGTCGTATCTCCTGATGGATATTGATAAATGTCACCAATATTATTTGAACTATTTGCTCCTATGAGAGTACCACCTAATGTAACACCGGTTTCGTTATATATTTTGTCTTTAGAAACCCATCCTCTAAAATCATATTTAGCATTTCCAAAATCAATAGTTGGAGTTCCAGTAAATGTTTTTGTTTCCCATAATGCAAAAGTTCTAGCCATATTTTCAACAGATAATGTGGTACCATATAACCAGTTAGTCCAATTGTTAACCATACTCGTTTCTATACCTCCTAAACTTTGATCAAATTTAGTAGAATCGTGAGTAAAGCTACTCATACTATAAGCGATTTGTGCTGGGGAAGTAACTGTCCAACTTGATACACCTTTACCAGTAAATTCAGGATTAGCACATCTGAGCATATTAGCCATAGACGATGGATTTGTGATTGTCCAATTGCTCAAATCACCGTTTAATTTAGTGCAGTAATAAAACATATTGTATAAAGAAACGGCATTACTGTTTGTTCTGACTATGTTCCAATCTCTTAAACTA